ACCAAATTTTGGAGTAAATTCTCTGGTGACAATAAGTTTGGTTATATTATTGACGATTGAAGGGTCTGCATTATCGATTGTATTAAGTAGCTTAGAATATCTTAATACGCCGTCAAATCTTTGTAGTTCATTATCATCATAATCATATATTGCTTGTTTAACGATACTGGCTATATCGTCTGGAGTTTTAGTAGTTTCTCTACTGTTATAATAAACCGTGGTGGTGATTTTAACATTAAAGTATTCTGGGTCCACCAACACCGGAGTTATAGAAACAACACTTCGGCTTTGTAAAATTTCAGACAAAACTTCTTCTTTTTGCATGTTCGTTAATTTTAAAGCGTCTTTTGGTTTAATGCAAATAAAAGTTTTACCATAGATTGGAGGATCGTTATTTTCACCACCCCAAACAGAAACCGTTTCAGCAGCAGAAAAATATTTTAAGATTAGTGCTTTGTAATCTTCTACAGTGACTGCTCTATTTTGCGCTGCATAAAATCTAGGCGCATTGTATTTAATTTCATCAATACTTTCTGAGGCAGCGCCTCCATTGGCGACATCATTAGCCACTACGGTTAAGCTGCTGCCTATGAGAGTTGCGCCGTTGTATGTGAAGATTGATGCTTTGTTTGGCTCTTCTAAAGAAGAAACAAAATAATTTAACGTTATAACATTTCCTTCTTCTAATTTTTTACCTATAACACCATCTCCAAATATCAATTTCTTTAATAAAATAAACTGACGATGTGTCATCTAATTGTAGTAACGTGTCTGCTCTAGTAAAAACTTTAAATGTCACAGAAGACGCAGTTTCCTGAACAGCGACGGTTAACGTATCTAAATCTACGTTTGCGTTAGGTATAATATATCTACTACCTGCGCTAACTGTATACTTGTATTGTAAAGGAGCGCCTTCAGTTAATTCTAAATTGGTGAATGTATATGTCCCATTCGTAGAACGAGCTACGGTCTGCGCTCCTCGATTATAGAAAGTGTATGTTTTATTGTCTATAGATGTTGTGAACGGTTGTAATGCAGGGAGCGTAGCAACTGCTGGCGCAGAGGTTGGGGCAGTGATCGTAGCTGTCACTACAACTTTAGAACATTTGGCTGAACGAGGAATATAACCTAACATTTTAGCCAATGATACAACTGACGCTCTTTTACTAGCAGAATCTAGGAACATTTCATTGACTGCTAGATTAGTATAGACCCCATTATAATGTGTATTATATGCCAACACATCTAAAAGAACAGAAAGACCAGAACCTTCAAAATCATAGTCCTGAAACTCAGCCTGTCCTTTTAGGAAGTTTTTAAGGTTAGCTTTGATCGCGTCAAAATCTAACTCACCAACTTGGATTCTTTTGTTATTCGATGCCATTTATCGGGTTCTCTCTAATGCGAAATCAAGAGTTAACGGTCTCTCGGTGTTAAGTATTTTGTATTCTAAAGTAATATACACAGCATTAGCGTCAATCGAGTCATTTACTGCAATATCTAAAATTTCAACTCTAGGTTCAAAATTAGAAATAACATCGATAATAGCTCTTTTTAACATAACTACAAACATCGGACCAACTGGTTCAAATAATAATTGTCGAATGGGTGAGCCTATTTCAGAATGAAAAGGTCTTTCAAAGTTACGAGTTAAAAGTAGATTTTTAATAGATTGTTTAATCGCATTCTCATCATATCTGCGTGTAATATCCTTAGTCACTGGGTGTGCAGTGAAATTTAAGTCGATATCGGAGAAGGTTCTAGTGTTTCTTGTCATATTAGTTATTTAGGTTATTCTATAAAAGAATTCGGAGATCCTTGAGCTATTGCGTCCCCGCAAGCTATGTCATCTCCGATTCTAGCTGCAGCGAATCCTTCAATATATGTTTTACCAGCCCCAGAACTAGGAGATCTTTCAGAACCTGTGTGGCAAACTGTCCCACAACAGTGAGATTCGTGTTGGCATGAACCTGAAACTACGCTCGCCAGAGCACCATTAAAAAATGTTTTAATGACTGGAGTTGTGGCTAAAGCAGTAGGACGAAAACATCCATGTCCTGTGCTCATATCTCCTATTCTACTAACGGCTGGCATAATTAGATTCCGATGTAATTAGTTGATTTAAACGATTTTAGATAATCTAACCAATTCTTGAAGAGCATTTTTACCTGTTGTCCAATTATTGGTAACAACAATAGAATACTCTTTACTATCTAAAACATTACCCAAAACGTCTTTAGCGACAGCAGTATATGTATATTCTTGCTGGTTTGATGTATCAGCTGTGAAAGAAATAACTTCTTTAAGGTTCGAAAGGTCTACTCGGTTAAATGATTTCACATCTACATATTTTCCGGTTTTTGTTAAATAATTAATATTATTATTTAAAAAACTTCCAGAATAATATCCACTAATAATGTTTTCTGTTGTGTCTAAGTTCCCCTCAAATTGTTGATTGGCTGTCACCGTCACTATAGCAACGGTTTCTGGAGTTTCTGATGTATAATCTATTATAAAAAATAAATTTTGTAGCTCCTCCGTAGTCGCCAATAAAGAATTATCAGGATTCCACATTATGCAGCTTTCGGAGGAATGTTGTTTAATAAAACGAATCCTGATTGTTTATATGGCGCATCGTTAACCATTGTAAACGCCCTTCTGCGCGATGTTTTCGCGTTATATGATGCATGGATCCAAACAGATGAGGAGTAACGATACTCTAGAATTAATTGGTCATATGGAATAATTTTTTCTAATTTTTGAATATACTCATACGTTTTACCAATTCTATCTGGCAGCAAAATTCCTATATCTACTGCGCGTCCCTTTGGATGATCTGATGTGGCAGACTCTATCGCGCCGATAGCACCCCTCAACCGATATCCAGAATTAATTTGCCACTGCTTTTTATATCCACCGATACCGCCAGGAAGAACTTCCAATGCTGGTTCTAGTAAGTTTTGCGCTAACTGCGCCATATTACAAACAATTTCCCCAACTGTGTAAAGGCGCGTACCACCTCCAGCAGCAGCAGATTCTTTTAGCGTCTGATCTACTAATTTATGTAATGTGTGATTTTTAATTAGCATGCCGACAGTAAAGTTTTTGGATAAACGATAATCGTGGGTAAACTCTTTAGTCGTGTAGATAATTTTACAATCTACCGGTACTTCTGTTGCAGCTTTTGCTCCAGTTGGTTTTGGTGCTTCTTCTTCAGCAACTGGCGCTGGTGCGCCAATAACACCTTCTGTTCTGATCTGTTCAGCTGTGGCGCGTCTTCCTTCTGGTGTATCAAAATCTTCTGGAGTTTCAGCAATAGTTTTTTCTTCAAACTCTCTTTCTGGTGGAACTGCGTATGGAACAACAGGATTAACAGGATTACCTGCCGGTGGCGGTGTTAATGGAACACCTTCAACGGCATTCGCTCCAGCAGCGCCATTACCAAAATGCCCCTCAGAATAATCCATTCTGGTTGATGCGCCAGATAGATAATTTGCTTCACCTTCTGCTTCCACGTTGATAGTAGATCCTTTCGCAGAAAATCCCGCAGCAGCTTGTATATCTAATCCAGCTTGAGATTTAATGCCAATAGCGCCAGCATCAATATTGTTACCCACTTTAATTGTGGCATTCTGTTCAACTTGAATATTGGCGTCTGTTCTGGCGTAAATGTTAGTATTACCATCAACGGTGATGTTACATTCACCCCTGACGCTAATGCATCCGTTCTTTTCTATAATAGTAAAATTATCACCGACAATATAGTTAACCTGCACGCCGTTTGGATCAATTTCTGTGAATGTTCCAGAACGATGATATGTATTAATTCTTTCATATCCTGGAGTGTCATCAAACTCTTGAACGTGCCCAGATTCTGTTTCAAAAACTTTATTAAATGGGTATTTTGCTCCATACACCGTTTCTGGTTGATCCCAAGAACCAAGATCCAACGCTTTAGGTATCGCCCTTGCGCGGTTGGCGTCCTTCTTTTTAACGATGGTCCCTTCAATGACCCCACGAGATAATCTATTAGTGTCTGGTTCACCAATATATTCTTTTAATGGATATTTGTTATTTGGATCTCGGAACCCTGTAGTAAACGATCCAGTTTCAATAGATTTTTGAGATGGACCTGGAATATTGATATCGCCATCTTTGGGGGGTTCAGCAACTGGTGGTGCTGCGTCTTTTTCTTCTCCACCAGTTCCTGGTTTTCCGTAGAAATATTCATAATAAGATTGTTTTAATGCAGCGATATTTGCAGAATTGACACCGACCGCTTTCTTAGCTGCCAGAAAATATGCAGGATGCGCAGATTCAGGAACTTTTTTAACTAGGTCTTTGATAAATAACGCTGCAATCAGTGCAGACACATTTATATCATCATCAATAGAATCTGGATTATTCACAATGTCTATGTTTAATCCCATCTGATTAGCTAGCTTCTGATAGCGAGTATAATTTCCTCGACCAGTTAGCTGAATAAATCCACGACCAAAATATTTTCCACCGTCGGCGTCTGATTGATTACCTAAGAAACCTTTGCCGCGTTTGGTTGTGCCATATGCCCAAGAAAAAAATTGTTCACGAGTAATACCTTTGCGGGATGCGTACGAATATTTCTCAATATCTTCTGGCGTTGCAAAAGAGTATATTTCTTTTAAACGGGCTGGTGAATAAGTAAAAGATTCTAACTGCGGAATCCAGCGACATTCTCCCCCTACGATGCCCAACAATGCACACTTCTGTTCTTTAGTCTTTAAACCAACTTTATCGCAAGCAGCGATTAATGCTTTAATACCTTGTTCTGATTTGGCTGCATTTGGTGATGATTTTGGTGGTGGGCTGGTTGGGATAGAATCGTTAGCAGGAGAAGATTTTACGGTAGATGTACCAGAATCAGTAACAATAGGTTCCCCTGATCCTGATGTTACTGGATTACCAGAACTATCAACTAATCTATTTTTCGTTGAGTTTAAAAACTCTAAATTAGTTGGTGGGTCTTCAAACGTTAATATATTCTCGCCATAATTCGTGACTGCATTACTAATGGTTATTTGTGTTGCGCTGTTAATGGAAACGATGAAAGTTTCTTTGGGCAATTCAAACCCAATAACTCGCATGTTAGCCTTTAACTCAGAAGTTAAATTAGTTTTATTTGTTTCTGGGTCATAAAAAGTTAAAATTCTTCCAGTCGTTGGTCCTGGAACAGTCCTTAATATTATGTCGGACGTTTTGCTAGAAACAGGTATTGGCGCATTATCATCTGAATCGATAGGAGCCGGTTGATTTGGAATACCACCAACTGTTCCCAACATAATTGGTTGCTGTTGATCTGCATCAGCAAACATTATAACTACCGTAGTACCTTCAACTGGACCAAGCGGAGCGTATCCAATACCATTCATTGCTGCAGAAGTGACTGGCTGTAATGGCATAGACCATGGCAGATCTGCAGTTGGTAGCGTAGATTTATCGTGGGTGTGCAATCCCACCACGCGAACTTGGCAGCGACCGAGTCGTAGAGGGTCTTGTCTGTTTTCTACGACGCCATAATAAAAATTCATTTTTTCCCTCTGTTCATGTCCATCATAGAAGATTCTTTAATCAATTCCATATAACACTCATGCTTTTCTTTATCAATATAATGATTAATAGCTGAAATTAAATAATTACCTGAAAATATTTTATCAGTCATGTCATCATCTTTTTCAGACATAGGTTCCATTCTATTTAATGCCACTTTAACCTTTTGCCCAACAGTGTAATCAGTTCTTCCAGGGACTGTTATACTGATTTTATT